AAATGTTCTAAAACTTTTGATGTATTAATATTATTTTTATCAGCTACAAGCAGTCTAGGACCGTCTCTTTTTGTTTTGCTACCAATAGTCTGTTCAGCTTGTTGCGCTGTAATCTTGATTCCGTGTTCTGAGTGTTGGACAACGCCGATAAATTTTGGTATAACACCACCAGCACGTTCAATTTGAATTTGATCACCAAGGCCAAGATTATGTTCTTCGATAATTCCTATATTATGTAAAGTAACACGAGAGATGGTGGCGTCGTCAATTGTTACCGGATCAACGACGCCTGTGGGATTCACTGTTCCTGTGCGACCAACTACCCAAAGGACGTCTTGCAGTGTGGTAACAGCTACTTCTACCATACGTTCTTTAAGAGCCACAGCAAACTTAGGATATTTTGAAGTGTAGCCTAGTTGTTGTGACTTTGCGTATGAATTGCAGCGATATACTACTCCGTCCTTTGGGTATTCCCAAGCGCGGTCATCAAGAACTGTAAAGAATCCCAGTCCTTTTAAAATTTTCATTCTTGGTTCATAATTAATGTCTACACCAAGCCAGTCATGCGCTATGAAGTTGATATTTCTATCCTTAAATTCAAATGCAGATTTTAAGCCTAGTGCGCCTGAGACATAGTTCCTAAAGTTTTCAACTTCATTATCTGTAACACACTCACCGTTGATAACTACTTCATCAAATTCAGTATTTATTCTATGTGGAACATTTTTGATCCACTCAGCAAGATGTGTAACATTCTCACCTCTTTCACCGTTACCACGAGTTAGAGCAAGGTTTAATTTTCCTCTACGATAAATAAGAGTAAGATTAGTGCCGTCAATTTTTGGAAGTTTAATGTCCATCCAAGAATCAACTTCTTCACTATCATAAACTTTGCGTAGAGAGTATAATTTATAGGGGTGAGTTACTTTTCCAGCTGCGCCACCTACAAGCTCAGTTGGAGAATCATGATCACGCCAACCTTGAGCTTTTTCTATTGCTTCTAGTCTATCATATAACTGATCATACTCTGCGTCACTAATAGTGGGCGCAGAGTTATCGTAGTAAGCAATGTTGTGTTGCTGAATAAGTTTTTTGAGTTCTTGATAATTCATAAATAGATAATAAGGGAAATTTAACTATTATGAAAGTTTAATCTTTCTTTTCTTCGTAGGATTCGATTAATCGATCTAAGTAATGTCGAGCTTTACGTAAGTCTTGACATTGAAATTCTGGCTGAGAATGCTTTAAATTATACCGAGTAACATATTTGATTACGTTAGCTTGGTCCCAATTCATTTCCCAAGAACGAATATATTCGCTAGTTTCGATTCCTTTGTTGTAGTGAGGAGGGTGATCAACCATGCCTTTTTCAACCCACCACTTTTCTTCTTCCTCTTCACTAGGCTCGTCGTGAACAAAATCATTTTCATCGTCACTTTCAAATTCAAACTCGAAGGAAATATCATCGTCAAAGTCAGTAAGATTTGCAGTTACTACTTCCATAGGTTCTTCGTTTTGAGTTACGATGATTTGATCAAAAGCATCTTTAGTGATAAACACCTCGTGCTCATCTTTTCCGTATTGGACAAAAGCTTCTTTTTTAGGTTCCGGCTTTATTTGCCTACGCTTAGAAGGTTCTTCTCCAAAGTAACGTTCAAAAACTGTTTCTCCTCCATCAGGAGACTCAAAGATTTTTACCCGATTCTTCTGCATGTCTAAAAATCTTTTGTGCTCTTCCCATTTTTCTTCTTCATAAGCGCTTAGTGGTTCCAAATTACTTCTCCAATTTTTTCTTGATTGCTTCTAAGAGTTTATGTAGATTTTCTTTCTTGTTTAGGTTAGTTCCTAGCACTTCTATACCAAGAATATCTTCTAACTCTCTTAACATTACTTTTACAGTTAAAGATTTATTTTCCTCTTCTACTTGAGGTTTTTCATAAATTTTAAGCTGCACTAATTTGCTAATTACACTTCTGTAACCTTTTTCAAAGATAGTAGCTAGTTCGTATACATCTTTAACTCCTTCCTCTGTATACAGCTTAATTAATTCAGCCTCTTGTTCATCGCTCCAGGCTTTAATACTCATAATCATTCTCCAAATCTAATTCTAATTGAGTGTTCCATACATATCTTTGTGCAACAGCTTCGGCTGCATCTTGTAAGAGAGGAATTAGTGAACTAACCTCGTCAGCGGGTATGGAAAACCCTGTTTTTGTTGGAAACCACTGTCCAGTGTCTCCATCCATCGTGTATTCACGTATATGTAAGTATAAGTTGTCTCTAAACTCATTTACTGTAACTTTTACCGCGTTTCCATTGTTTTTATGAAAAGCAGTGCCAAAATCTATGTTCATTACCTAAAATCATTCGCCTCTATAACATTATCTTCAGATATAAAGTCCTTAAGCCACTGAGAAAGAGGATATGCTTTAAAAATTTGCACTAAAGCGAATCTTGATTCTTCGTTTGACTTATTAACCATGCCATGCTTTACTTTATCAGGATCAAATATGACAGTCTGTCCTTGTTCTAAAGAAAATTCATGTAACTCCCCATTTACTTCAAATCGATAGATAAAATCAGGACTCTCGTTTAACGCAGTAATCATTCTAAGACGATAATCTTCTTTTGTTTTCGCCGCAGTATTATTATCATCCGTATGCAAAGGTATTTCAGTATTTGGTAATTGTTTGTGTATTCTAACTCTGGTTGATTCTATTTCAAATTGGGAAAGTAAACCTGCAATATTATCAAAACTTGTATAGGCCTTAGTCCACTTAAAGTCTTTAGGGTCTTCAATAGGATTAGATCTGTAAAAATCATAAACACTGCCGGACTCACTTTTTAATGCTATTGCTTGACAGTGACCTGCTAAATCATAATCTGAGTGATCTTTGTAAATAAAATGATCAAGCCAATAGTTATTAAATTCTATTTCAGTCTTAGCTATCCAAAACATAATCTTTAATCCTATTTCCCTCAGCGGGCCTATCTAAGTAGTCTTTTCCTAGAATCCAGATGTCTGGATTCTGTTTTTTAATTTGATCTATCCAGTTTTCGTAACACCCTTTTACTCCTGACAGACCTCTTACATACTGAGCATTGACGGTATGGAAAGCATTACTCCACCATATTAGACTATCAGGTTCACTAGTTATTTTAGAAGTAATTTTTTCTGGGTTTTCACAGATATCAACATGAACATAAGAATGTTTGAGCTTCTTATACTCTTGCCAATGATCTTTGATTGCTTCTTCAGAACCCCACCAATCAACTTCTCGTTGCCAAAGCTGCTCTTTAGTTAGGTGTTGAGTTTCATTTCCCCCAGTCTCATTGAATTGATATTTTTTGATAGCCCAGTTTACAAAAGATACGTAGTCTTCTCCATTCCATTGCTCTAACAAAAGCTTTTTAAAGGCTAATGAAGGTTTGCTATAATCATAAAAAACTACCTCTGTATCAGGATAGAACCCATATGTGTTTAAAATCATGTTAGGCTTAAAACTTGCAGCTACAGAGTATAATTTTTTAAGAGGAGAAGGATTGATATATTTTAAATCAACATAGTTTTCTGTGTTCCAAATAAAGACACAAGTAGGGGCATATGTTACAATGTTATTTATCCAACTTAGTTGTTTTGCTAACTCTTCTGCACTAGACTTAGGGTATAAAAACTGTTTTGCATCTCGTATTTTAGGGTGAAAATTGAATACTGTAAGATCATTTGCAAGTGAGGTATTAATAAAATTCCAACCATCAACAAGCGGTGTGCATATGGTAAGCTCTTCTGTTGGAGCTAGTGAAAGAGGAGTGTAGTCATCATGTATATCTTTAGCGTGTCTTTTAGCCTTGATAACTCTTTCTTCATTAGTCATCTTTGAACCGAAAACTGGTTTATCAAACTTTTTGTAATAGTCTAAATTAACTAATAAGCATTGTCTGTGCAACCCATAATAACCTTCATCACCTTTTGGGTTATTTAAGTTCTTTTTGTTCTTATCCATAATATGCCCAGTAACAAAAAAGTTTTGTTTGTCTATCCATTTTTCAATATGCGTGAAAAAAGAAACATCTTGGATAATGTGGCCTACAGACTGAACTATACAATATTTTACATCGTGCTCTAATGCTTTATCTAATACTTCGTTCACTGTTTTACCGTGTACTACAGGTCCAAAGTATTTAAACCTAGTAAAAAATTCAGTTATTTCTTTGAACTTTTCGTGTTTACCAATATGACCAGTAAAAGAAGGGTCGTCATAAATACCAACAACGTAATTTTTATTAAGACCCATTTTTCTCATAACTGTCTTCCACTAACTGTTTAAAATCTTTGCCTTTTATACCGTGAATAATCATATGGTATCTATCTTCATCGCTTTCATTAAAGACAGCATGCGTGTTGCCTACATCTAGAAGTAAAGCTGTTCCTTCACTGAATGGAACGTAACCTTCATGGCCTTTCATTTTCATTCTACACCCTTTTGGGTTATTAAGAGCAATATTGACAGGGGACAACGAATGGGTGTCCTGATCTTCATGAGGTGTTATGTACCCTCCTGGTTCAAGAAGCATAAATCTTAGTCTATAGTATTGTTTAAAAGGAAAATCTTCTTTAAAATACTTGTATGTAACAGGACATTTGTCTATAATGTCAGTCCATCGATAGGGTGTTTCTTCATGAGAGTTGTAACCGTACTGAACAAAATGATTTGTTTTAGTATGATCTATTCCATGCACACACAGACTTCTCCATCCTTTGTGCCTGTATCCTCCCATAGCTGCATCACCGTCTTGATCTCTGTGCGCAACAAACATGTGTTTTAAAGAAATGGCTTCTTGTAACATTTCTTCATAAGGAAATGTTATATCAAGTTTTAACCAGGGTAGACCGCTTTCTTTTACAATCCAATCATACGTTTTCATATAAATCTAACAAATCCTCATCAAAAGCAAAGCTTGTACCGCACCCACAACTAGCTTTTGCACCAGGGTTAGTCACTTTTAACATTTTATTCATATTTGATTCTTCAAGATCAATTTCAGAGCCATAAAGATACTTTAAACTCATTGAATCAATGATAGCGGGAGGGCTATCAGAAAAAGTAACGTCATCATCATTAGGATGATCGTCGATATCAAATAAATAGTTAAAACCAGAGCATCCACCGCCTTCTACTCCAAATCTAAAATATTGATTCTCTCCTAGGTTCTCTGAAATAAATATCTGAGCCTTGGGAGTAATAGTAGGAAGCTGGCCTTGAAAAGACTCATCTATTGTAGGAGCAAACCCGTGAAAGTCGTCTAGAATTTTTCTATCGAGATCAGTTTTTGATCTTAGACGCTCAATCTCAGCTTTATCAGCCATTTCTTCCAATTCTTCAAAAAACTTATCTAAATCATCAGTCATAAAGCACCTCCAAAGTTATTATAACAAAAAATCATAAAAAGTCAACTTCTGACTGTTGAAGTTCTTTTACTGACAGACTTAAATATGTTTAAGTACTCTTGTGCGACGTCTTTCCAAGTATTTTGAGGAGTGTAGTCTTTTAGACTATTAAAAAATTGCTTATCTTTATCATGAGAGTAATAAACAGCTCTAATCTTATTAAGAAGATCATCTCCAGCTGGTTCTTCATAGAAAGTATGTGTACTCATTAGGTTTGTAGCATCACCAGGTTTTAGAGCAAATACGTTTGGATCTGCAACATTCATAGACTGTCTTGAGGTAGCAATCCTTAGACCTATATCAGATGGAATAAAATCTTCTGTAGGACCATTTGCGGAAATAATAGGAAAACATCCACAAGCAACAGCTTCTTGTATATGCATACCAAATCCTTCAGCTCTGTAAGGATGTACTACAACTTTAGATGCTTTGTAAATAGCTGCCATTTCTAGGTCAGAAAGCTCAGAATCAATGTAAACTATTTTTGAACAGCCTGTTTTATATTGCAGTTTAATTATTTCGTTAACTACGTTATTTTTACCATAAATTTTAGGATTATCTTTAATTATAAGTGTGGCTTTATCGTACTTTTTAAAAGCTTTTCCCCAAGTATTAGCTAGGATGTCTAATCCTTTTCTCCACTGAGAATTACCTACATAGACAAAGTTAAAA